TCTTCATTCAATACTCCTTCTATTAATAGTTAATTATAACTCCATTGGTTAATTCGATGTTTCAAAACATCGATCATCCAAAGAAATCTTCGAGTGATGATGTTGGTTCGACGTGCCATCCGATTGCATCTAGAATCAACTTGGTCGGCTCAACAAATGCCTTTTCAAACTGCAAGTCATCATCAACGAACCGATGTAGACCGAACTCCGTCGGAAGCACTGTCATGAATCCAATCACGTTCTGATTCAACGGATTTGGCATCTTTAGCATGATGTACTTGATCTTCTCGTTGTCATTGATCACTTCATACTTATCTGCAAGATTGTGTTGATCTAGCAAATGATTATACAGAATTGCCGCACGAGAGTTGATTGGAGTGCCTTTACGGAAAATAGTTTTTGAATCTTTATATTCAGCGACACTAGACACACCACGAGGGAAAGCTTTATCTTCCACCGGTAGTTGCTTAAACCTTTCCCTGAATGCCTGGATGAATTCCTGGGTCTCTTGTTCAGTACCACTGATTAGGATCTTAAACAGATCTTTGAAAGCATCCCGGCAAGGGCCTGGCGTGGATGACTTTACAGCTTCAACGCCCATGATTTTGAGTTTGGGCTCTTTATAACGAACACCTTCTTTATCTAGTACATTCAACAAATACCGTTTTTTCGCAATAAAAATTCCACGATCTGCTATACACTCACGCTTAACAACTATGCGAGGTTTATATGCACTAACATTTTCCGCCAATTGAGCAAACGCTGGCTGAAGTACATCTTTTTCAATTTGTTTACCGACTGCATCTAAGAAATCTGTAACTTTCTGTCGATCTAGTTTGGATGTATCGTTTGTTTTAAATACTTGACGGACCAATTCGGCAACGGTGACCATACAAGAGTCTGTATCCATGGCGACAATATAATCGGTATTGGTTTTTAGAATTTTATTCAAATATGCATTGATAGCATTTTCGGCCCAACGGATTACATACTGACTTGATACAGTAATGCTTTCAGCGATTTCAAGAGCATAATAACGAAAGTGAGCATTTCCGGTTGCGCCAAAGAGACTATTCAAAAAGATCTTAATGGCGTGCTGATTACTATCTAATTGACCAATCTCTTTTTTCATTGATTCAATCAATTCTGGATTAGTTTTATCTACTCGCTCAACTTCACTCTGAAGTGCTAGCATTCTATTCTTAATTTCGACCCGCTCGGCATATAACAATTCGACCATACGCGGAAGAATGCCTTGCTTATGCTTTGAAAAATACTGCCCTGTTGCCGTCATAGCTTTATTCAAATGTGGATTTTTAAATCCAGCCAGCAATTTATCCATACTGACACCAGATTGAATATCACCCTTAAGCAGTGTTTCCGGAGACATATTCATTTGTACGATCAGGTTTGGGTGCATACTGTTAACGTCAAATGTTAATAGCCAATCGTGCATACCTGTGATTGTATCTTTTACATATGCACCCTCAAATTCAGATTTGCTATTATGTTTACCGGGAGGAACAATAACGTTTTCTTGTTTTAGTTGTCGATGAATTAACTGATCCCAAATTGCCGTAGTCCCTAGGGTATCGTTATAGTTGACGCCAGCCTTATAAGCCATAGTCAGCGCAAGGGTGATAAACGCAATCTTGTCTTCCATTCGCTTGACTAGAATGGTATCTTTCAGACAGTAATCGTTATACAGCTGTGGGTTCTCTCGATATAAATTTGTCAGAGTGCCATATTCGTCATATGACATCTTTTCTTCGCCTAGAACAGCTACAGCAATAGTATTCAATCGATAGTTTTCTTGTGGGCCAAATTTTCCACCAAACTTCTTGAAGATATCCAAATAGTCAAGCTGAGCAATACCGCTGATGTCATACACCTGTACAACACCCTTCAGCATATTAACTTGTTTTTGCTCAACATGTCCCCAGGGAGAGATTTTATTGACATAATCTTCTCCTAGCAGCCGATTGATTCGATTGACCAGATATGGAATGTCAAAAGTGCGGATGTTCCATCCGGTGAGAATATCCGGACACGTGAATTCATTTGACCAAAATGAAATTAGCTGTTTCAACAGACCAATCTCAGTGTCAAACTTAACATGTTGAATGTTGATACCCTTGTGTTCAGATAGCTTCGGATCGTAGTCACTCAGAGTCCAGACATAGTAGATATCAGAGACACTATCATGGAGACTGATTGCTGTCACTGGGTGTTTGGCTTCTTCGGGTTTAGGAAAGCCACCACCAGTTTCGCCAGAGTAACATTCTATGTCAAAAGTATGAACTCGAACTTTGCTTCGGTCAAACTTAATCACTCCAGGGAATTCATCAGCGATGTACTGCATGATGTAGTTTGTGTGCCCGTAGATAGTGAAGTTTTGCACGTCATTATACATCTCGATGAATTGTTTAGCGGATGCCATATCATCGAATGCGATTGGGTCAACCTGAGTGCCATCCAATGCATGATACTCTGACTTAGAGCCTTGTTTTGCTTTTACATATAGCGTTGGTTTAAACTTTATCTTTTTCTTGATCCGGCGACCATCTTCATAGCCGCGCATCAGAATGTTGTTGCCGCGACGGAGAACTGATGTGTAGAAATAAGTCACTAGTACCTCTCAAAAATGAAAAGGGGATGATATTATAGTATCATCCCCTCGGGTCATACTAAATCAATTGATTAAGATAGACCGGCTAGAGTTGCCGCTGATGCAATCTGGATCCCCGAGCCAAATAGACGAGACCATTCATTTTCAAGTGCGCTATCAATATTACACCGGGCGGCAATGGCATTCTTGAAAAGAGTGACTCGGCCGCTTTCGGCAAATGGGGCCCAGGGTGCTAAACCAACTCCCATCTTGCCGCTTTGATCTCGTTGAATCACAATAACCGCTGGATGTTCCATCTCAATAGCTTCGGTGGTTTCATTTAGAACTTTACCGATTAGATCATCTCCGCCAATCATCTTGATACAAATCACATCATTTTGCATTACAAATCTCCAATTAGTAAAAATTTAAAAATGATAAATAAAAGTGTAGGTCACGGAGCTCCAACTCCCACCTACTCTAGACATTCAACTAACAATCTAAGGAGACTATTATGTCCAGCGAAGGTATTTATCATTACGTCTATCGTATCACAAACCTAGTAGAAAGTAAACACTACTACGGCAAAAGATCTTCCAAGATCGAACCTCATCTAGACCTCGGTAAGAAGTACTTTTCTAGTTCAAGAGATAAAGACTTCATGCGAGATCAGAAAGAGAATCCACAAAACTACAAGTATAAAGTTGTAATTATATGTAAAACTGCGGAAAGAGCCCTAAAGTTTGAAATAAAACTTCACAACAAGTTTAATGTTGGTAAAAACGAATCATTCTATAACAAATCTAAACAATCGGCAGATGGATTTGATGTTACCGGCATGGTATCTGTTAAAGATTCTTTAGGTAACACCTTTCAGGTTTCGAAAGATGACACAAGATATCTTTCCGGAGAACTCGTTAGTGCAATTAAAGGAAAAATCAGCGTAAAAGATTCGTCTGGTCATATATTTAAAGTTTCAAAAGACGACCCAAGATATCTTTCTGGAGAATTGGTCGGAATTGCAGCCGATATGCTTGTTGTTAAAGATTCTTTTGGAAACACATTTCAGGTTTCGAAAGACGATCCAAGATATCTATCGGGTGAATTGGTTTCTTTTTTTACAAATTGTGTAGCAGTAAAAGATTCATTTGGAAACCAATTTCAGGTTTCGAAAGACGATCCAAGATATCTATCGGGTGAATTGGTTTCTGTTCATGCCGGAAAAGCTTTAATGATAGATTCTTCGGGGAATATGACGCTCACTTCAACTGATGATCCGAGATATCTTTCTGGAGAATTATCTATTGCATCTATTGGAAAAGTTACAGTGAAAGATTCTTTCGGCAATACGTTTAGAGTTTCAAAAGATGATCCAAGATATCTTTCTGGAGAATTAGTTGGTGCAAATGATAAAAAGGTTGTCGTCAAGGATTGCTTTGGTAATAAATTTCAAGTTTCAAAAGACGACCCAAGATATCTTTCTGGAGAATTAGTTGGTATAACCATGGGTTTAGTGCCAATGAGAGATCTACATGGCAACACCATCATGGTATCAAAGGATGACCCCAGACGAATTTCTGGGGAATTGGTTCATCCCAATAAAGGAAAAATCAGCGTAAAAGATTCGTCTGGTCATATATTTAAAGTTTCAAAAGACGACCCAAGATATCTTTCTGGAGAATTGGTCGGAATGAATAAAGGAAGAATTTTTGTTAAAGATAAAAACGGAAAAAGATATCGCGTTTCAAAGGATGATCCACGATATCTTTCTGGTGAGCTTAGTTGATTATCATTCTGTTAGAAATTGACGAGTTTTAGAGTCAGAAAATTCGTCAATTTCAATTTTCTTGCACTTATTATTTTCTGCAATAATGCGCTCTAATGTGATGGACAAAACCCCATTAACAAATGTAGCCCCGCAAATTTCTACTTCATTGTTTAACATAAAACTGCGGGTAAATGATCTTTTAGAAATGCCCTTGAAGAAATAGTCTGAGTCATCCTCTTTATCATCAGACTCCCCTTTAATAACAAGTTTATCACCGTTTAGTTCTAAACTAATTTCTTGTTTGCTCCAACCCGCGAGCGCCAGTTCAATTTTGTAACTATTATCGCCAGTTTTCTTGATATTATAAAAAGGATATGCCCCTATTGTTTTAGTGATATCTTCTTGAATTTTTACAAGATGATCTACCCCGATATAAAATTTATCGAAAGTTTTGAGGGCTGAGCCAAATACAGATAGATTATTCATGGTTGTTTTCTCCTATTAGGCAGAAAAGTTGATTAAAACCCCATTCCGAAGACATGGAGAGATGAGGGATTACTTTATTCCCTCGGGAACCGAGATTCCCGCCCACTTTCAGGGGAGCAGTGTAATGACCCTGGACGCCTTTTACCGTGGCACCATAACGGATCCTAAGGTGGATTCTTGCATGTGATTATTTAACCAGCTCACATGCACACTGGTTCCCTTCCCGAGGAATTCTTACTGCTTTGGCGCTTGAAATGAGTCCAAAACACGTTTGTGATAATTTTAGCCCAAGTGGGTTGAGGGATGTTCCATCCAATGAAAAGGCCTAAAGCTAGCCAAAATAGTGTTTCCATTAAGTCTCCTTACTATTACAGATTTTAACTGCAAATGAAAGAATCTAAAGTTGAAGATAAGCGCTGTTTTGCCTTTGATTTCTCGATTGCCGACTGAAATACATTTTCCAAATTTTTGGTGAATTTGTCGATGGAATTCATTTCATATGTTCTATCGGCAAGCTCCTGTCTATCTTTCAATGAATAAGTTTTAAACTTTTCAACAGCAGATAAAAACTCTTGTTTGCTTTTAATAACTGCTATATACTTTTCCTTCATTACATCATCACACATTTCTAATGCTGGGTGAATCCTATCTTTTGTGCCCAATACAATCAAAGGAACTCCATGTGATAAAGATTCCAATGATGTAATTGTATACGTATCATATGACGCAAGACCAACAAAAGTGCAAGCGGATTTTGCAATAGATGACATTATCACGTTTCTATCTGCATTCAATATAGTTTTATCACCATATTTATAAAGATTAGTTTTTGCGTATTCTACAATGCTTTTATCCGAAGATAGATATGATGAAGTAGTGAATACCTCACTATCGATTCCAGTACCTTCCAAGAAATGATGTATTGCAAATGTTTTCTTTTGCGGATTTAGAGCCGATACATGACGAACGATCCCATCACTTTCTATCGCGGTAATAGATTCTGAGCAATAGGAAGATGGAATGATTGCATCAACATCTATTTTGTTAAATTTCCATCCTGTTCTATGCTTTTTATAATAAGCTTCAAACTTGTTTTTATGATATTCCGACACACATGCTATGGTCAATCCATTATTAGAAAGATCATATAACGAATTAGCATAGTTCAAGTCTGCAAAAAAACCTGGTATTGATTGAGTTTGATAAATTATCGGTATCGATAAAAAGTTATTCAAGTCTTGGTAAAACTTACTAAGCTCGTGGCAAGAAAAAATAACATCGGGTGAAAATTTCTTTATGTCGTCAATTAGCACCCGATAGATATCACGTCTATTCCTTTTGACGTATTACTTTAGATCGGAATCAATTGAATTATTATAAGCAAATCCATTATAACACTTGGGAAGATTTCCGCCGACATAAAATACTCTAATGTCATGCCTTCTTTTTCTTAAAGCGTTAGCCGTCTGCATAATAGACATATCTATGCCACTATGAATCTTATCTGTAGATAGATATGTCTTAAATGTATAAGGCAATAAGTAGATTTTCATTATTCTTGAGAAGTCTGATTCTGTTGCATCTCAGCTAGTTGTGTTTCACCCTGCTGCTTGATTTTTTGAATAAGAGCAGCAATTTCTTCGAATGGGTGCTTACCAAGTGAGCGAAGGATTACGTTAACTTCTGCAACGGTAAGACTAAGAGTAAGTTCATTTTGTTCCATCATTTATCACCTTTGACTATGTTTACGACTACCAACAGTGTATTTAGACACTAGTTTCCATTTATCTTTTTCCTTGTATGAAATAATTTTTACTTCATTCAAGGGTACCCGATCTTGCGCCTTTTGTTTATCTACGATCTTCAACAGACCCCATTCTTCAAGAAGATGGGCAATCGTATTTCGCCTTTCAATATCCCGATAAGTCAGAGTAGTTGGTTTTCCATCTAGAGCAAACATTTCAAGGAAATGTGTAATGAAATACTTACCCTGTTTATGAAGAATATTGCAAGACTGGTAAAGTATATCACCTGTTCTGGATGCAACACCGATTCGAGTTAGTGTTTCTTTAATCTTTAGAAAGTCATCTGGGTCAGACAGTTTCACTTCCAATAGACAATCAATAGTCCAATCATAATAGTTCTTTTGTGTCATCATGAGCCTCACTCACATAGTTTTAAGGACTCATTATTTATTATTGGTTTTAACGGCCGCCGGTTTCATACATTTGTCGAATTTGTTTTAGTTGATCTTCAGTTAGAATACCGAGGGCAACTTCAGCTTTAGTTTTACTGTAGTTATATGCCATCATAACAAGATCAAGATCACTCGTTTTTACCGGTGGCTTCGACCACTTGGCAAATCGTTTACCTTTACGGATACCATGAAGATAGAAATGATATTGCCATTTATTGGGTGTACCATGACAGCGGTTCATTTCATTGCTGAATAGTACCGTATCATAGAAGTATGACATCTGTCTATTAATGACATATGGCACATAGTCTTTTTCAAGAAGTGGATCCTCGGCTAGAAGATCCTTTTTCGTTGAATTGATAGTATTGATAAAATCAAATGGGGTCATGGGCTTCTAACTTGTCCATATCTTCACGCGATGTGAGGACGTTACGATTTGGAAACTGTTTTGCTAGTGTGTCTTTTAGTTCATTAACCGTTTTAGTTTGAAATAGAAACTTATCTGACTCTTTTTCGTACACATAAATGACATCCCCAACAATGTCGACCTTTACATATAGGGTATTTTGTCGTTGTTGTTCGATGACTTTCTCGATTTCATCTAGAATCATATCGGTTTCTTTTTCTTCCGCTCGCCGATAGATTGAAATACCCGACATGATACCAAGACAGAATGAAACAATTGCCACACCAACAATAGTAAACAAGTCCATGATCATTCCTTGAATTTACAAGAGCTCATCAATTCAACCATACAAGCCATAATATTGATCTCTGAGTCTGCGACGAACGCCGCTCGATGTTGATAATCGGCTAGTAATAGAACTAGTTGAGGAATTGATGATGGTTCTAAAACGTCGGTGGCTTTATCATACAGTTGGCGAAATAATGCACTGGTTTCAATGTCAGAGTTCTGACCAACCCATTTACGAACCTCGGTAAAATTTTTGGCTTTTAGATGCCT